CTAAACGTGATGTCTGCTCAGGCAAACGGTGATTTCTTCGGCAACTTCCAAGTTGGTGAAATTCTTGTCGGTCAGAGTTCTGGAGCACGAGCATTCGTTAAAGATCGTAAGATCGTTACAGACGAAAGAGGTCATTGTGAAGGTCTTCTGTTCATCCCTCGTCCTAATGTAGTCGGTAATCCATCCTGGAAAACTGGTCAGAGAATCTTCCGTTTGACTTCTAGTGCAGTTAATAGTCAGATTGATGGAACTGTTGAGACCTCTGCAGATGCTAAGTATACTGCATCTGGTTTCCTTGAAGTTCGTCAAGATAACGTTCTGTCTGTCAGAAATGCAGACGTTGTTAGAACTCAAGTTTCTGATTCTAGAGTCGTTACTCGTAACACTGGATTCTGGAGAAGACCTCGTAGAGGTGACCCTCTTGCACAAACCTTCTTGGTTCAGAAAGAGGGTGGTATGTTTGTCACCAAGGCAGATGTCTTCTGTGAAGCAAAATCAGATACTCAACCTCTAATTGTTCGTCTCCGTACAACTCTAAATGGTTATCCCACTGATAAGATTATTCCTCTTTCTGAGGCAGTGATTCAACCTAGCGATGTCCAGATTTCTGCAGATGGTTCACTACCTACTACAGCAACTTTCCCTGCACCAGTTTATCTAGAACCTGATACTGAATATGCATTAGAGTGTTTCTGTGAAGCACCAGAATATACACTATGGGTTGCAGAACTTGGTAAGATTGATGTTCTAGGAAACAGAACTATTTCTGAACAACCAACTCTTGGTTCACTATTCAAATCGCAGAATGGTACAACTTGGAATGCTTCTCAGTATGAAGACCTTAAGTTCAACCTTTATCATGCAGAGTTTGATAAGACTACCAATGGTGTTGTCTACTTCAACAATGCAGAACTAGGTAAGGGTAACAATGGTATTCATAACCTAATCAGAAATCCAATCGAGACATTTGCACCAACACTAAGACTGAACCTTTTCTCTGGCACAGCTAACTTTACAGTTGGTGCAAAGATCACTCAGACTAACAATTTAGATGGATCAGCAGTTGCAATTCAAAGTATTGCTGGTACTCCTGGTGCAGTTGTTATTGATAAGATTGAAGGTCAGTTCCTACAAGGTCAGGTTTATAGACTAGTTTCTGACGAGTCTAGAGCAAACATTGAGATTTCAGACTATGGTACATATGTAGTATCAACAACAACTGAAGATAGAGTAGTTTCTGGATTGAACTCTGGTTCAAGTGCAAAAGTTCTTTCTTGGACTGAGCACACTAAAGCAAAACTTGTTTTCTCTGGTGCTCCTACTGGTGACTTTGTTCAGGGTGAAGTTCTAACTGGTGCTAGTGGTGCTACTGGTACAGTTGATTCCTGGGATTCAGGAACTCTAACTGCAGTTGTTACTTACACCAACGCAAATGATTTTGCTAATAGTGAGACGATTACTGGATCTGTTGCAGGTTATACAGGCACAACTGCAAGCAGTAATGGTGCAGCAAACATCGGTCTGATGGTTGTTAGTACATTGACTAATAACTTCAACCTTAACGAAACCATTCAGCAGTCTGTCCCAACTTCAATTTCAGGTACAGTTCATAGTTACACTTCTACTGGTGATACTGTTGGTTCATACTTCACATCTTCTTCTGTGGCAAATGCTGCGAACAAGATCAAAGTTTACCATAAGAACCATGGTATGCACGCCCTGACAAACTTCGTGAAAGTCGAAGGAACAATTTCAGAAGTGTCACCAACATTCATGGATTCTGCAAACTTATCTAGTGGTATCAGTGAAAATGATGCAGTGAACTCTGACTTTACACTACCAGTTCTGGACGTAAATCAGTTCCATAAGTTCATCGATGGTGCACCTGTAAGTGCTACCAACTACGGTTTCATCAAGATCGATGATGAGATCATCGCATATTCTGCTATTTCATCTGATGGTACATCTATGACTATTCCTCAAGGTGGTCGTGCACAGGGTAGTACATCTAGAGTTGCACATGGAAACTTAAATGCTCCAGTTCTTTGCTATAACCTTGATGGTATTCCTCTGACAGAGATTAACAAAACTCACACTGCATTAGAGTCATCAACTCTTGATACCTACGAACTATCGACTACTTCGATTGCATCTAACGGTATCCTCAATGGTGGTGACAACATCTATGCAACACAGAATATTCAATATGAATTGATCATGCCAACAATTCATAATATCATTCTGAAGGACACCACATTGACTCCTAGAATGTCTGGTGTTACCTCTACATCTATTGCATCTTCCATCTCAGATCAACCTTCATTCGTTGCTGATGGTTCATACAGAGAGATCATTATTAACGAGAACAACTATATGGAAAAACCATATATGATTATGTCTAAGGTGAATGAAGATGCGAAGATCTCTGGTGCTAAGTCACTGAAGATGGAACTGACTCTGACTACACAGAATGAAAATGTTTCACCTGTTATTGATACTCAGAGATGTAGTCTTATTACTACCACCAATAGAATTGGTAACAGAAGTATTGCAGAAAGTCAGGAAACTTCTACCGATACCGATTTGCATGAGGCAGTCTGGATTTCCAAACTACAAACATTGGCACAACCTGCTAATGGTTTGAAGGTTATCCTCTCTGGACAAAGACAGATTGGTACGGACTTCAGGGTTCTATATAAAGCAGTCTCACCTGGTGCTGATCCTAACCTCTTTGGTTGGGTTCACTTCAATGCGACTGGTGTACCTGATGTTGATCCTGGGAACTCTGTTCCTACGGTTCTGGAAGGAAATGTTATTGACAAGGACTTTAAAGAGTTTGAATATAATGTTGACGATCTTAACTTCCTACAATATGCAATCAAGATTGTTATGGTTACTCCTAACCAAGCAATAGTGCCCCTTATCTCAGACCTAAGAGTTATCGCAGTTACATAATGAGTGATTATCAATTTAAAGAAAAACCACAACAGTTAAAGGTAAAGGACAGTCTTGGACTTTACCGAGATACTAAGTCGAATGGTATCATAAATACTGACGAACAAGCCTATAAGAATTACCTGAAATCTAAAAAGATTTCAAAGGTTAAGGAAGATAGGATGAAGTCACTAGAAGATGATGTAAGTTCGTTGAAAGGTGATTTGACAGACATTAAATTATTGCTGCAGGAGATTGCTAAAAATGGCACAAACTAATGAAGAAATGATTGCATCATTTCGTGAAAGACTACAAGGACTTACTGATGAAAATACAAAACTGACTCAAAAAATTCGTGAAAACGAAGTCGTTGGTTTAAAACTGCAGGGTGCTATTGAAGCTCTGGAGTACATAAATTCCCAAGGGACCGAAGAGGAAACTTCGGATGAGACTGAGACCGAATCCCCCGAATAAAATAAAAAATCGATGGCTAATAGAATTCAACTACGAAGAGGTAATACCTCTGAATGGACAAATGCTAATCCTATTCTGGCACAAGGTGAAATCGGTATTGACCTTGACCAGAACAGGATTAAGATTGGGGACGGATCAACTCCCTGGAATAGTCTATCGTATGAACGTCCTGACGATCAGTCATCGAACATTCCAAATACTCTAGTCAAAAGAGACCAGAGTGGTAATTTTTCTGCCAACGCAGTTACGGCAGCACTAGTCGGTAACGCAAGTACCGCATCTCAGTTAGCAAACGCAAGACAGATTTCGTTGACGGGTGACATCAACGGTGCTAACTCGTTTGATGGTTCACAGAACATGACCATCACGACAACTTTATCCACGCAGGCAAACTTGGCTGCTGGTACATACACCAAACTCACTGTCAATGAAAGAGGTCTTGCTACTGCTGGACAAAACCCCACCACATTAGGTGGATATAATATTACTGATGGTCAGTTAGAGAACAACTTCCTAACTGCACTATCTGGACTTCATGCATCTAGTCTGAATGGATACGTTGTTAAAGTCAATAACACTACGACAGGTTGTGTTGTTCGTGAAATTATTGGTACTGCTGGTAGGATTCAGCAAATTGGTGACTCAACTGGTATCACAAACAACACAATCTTTGACCTGATTCCTACAGGTGTTTCTAGTGCATATAGCAGTGGTTCATCTCTGTGGTTTGATGTTGGTAATACTCAACAATCTAAGATTTTTAATGCTCCTGATCAGGAGACTAATACCTCAACCGACACTGGTCTAAGAATGACCGTCGATATCTGGGGTCGCATTACAGAAATTACAGAGTTCCCCATCGTTACTGCATATGAGGGGACTAAAGCATCAGCATATGATAATGCTCTTGCCTATCTCAGATATGCAAAGATTACATCTGGTGGTCGTTTATATGAAGCAGGTTTTGGTGGAGTATCTGCAGGGCAGGGTGCACCCGTCCACAACGACGGAAGCAAGACAGGGGGTTGGTGGGACCTAGGATCTGCTGAAACCCCCGTCAAGGGTCTTGCATCGTTCGATCAGGAAGACTTTGATGTTGATTCCACTGGTCATGTCACAATTGCAAACAAAGGTGTTGATAACACTCAGCTACAAAACCCTCTTGTTGGTTTTGCTGATGGTAACACCATTGAACTTTTTGAACTAGATTCTGAGACTACTGCAACTACAGGTAATAGAGGTTTCAACTACCTGAACTATGTGAAGGTCAATGATACCTCAGGCAATCCTCTATTTGCGGCATCGGAAGCATTTAATAGTGGTGCTGGTGGAATAGACATCAATGTTGCTACCATGAATAGTAGTGACATCTACTTTGATGCAGCTGGTGGTATTCAAGTTTTACAAAGAAATAATGGTTCGTTAACCCTAGAGGTGAATACGACCACTGCAAACTTTGAAAGCTTGAACTTCAATGCATTTAATGGTGGTTCTGGTGGTGGATCGATTGGTCTTGAGGCAAAAACTGTCGTTAGTATACAGGCACAAGCAGCTGGAGTAGCTGGTGGTACAACAGATGGTAAAGTCCTAATCGAAGGATTTAGAACATATGATAACTACCTAACAACTTTAGATGGTACATTAAATCTAGATCCTGGTGACAGTGGTGATAATACTGGTACTGTTCGTATCTGGGGTAACCTCAGAGTTGATGGTGTCACAACTACAGTAAACTCTACAGTTGTCACTATTGACGATCCAATCTTTACACTGGGTGGTGACACTGCTCCTACAACTGACGACAATAAAGATCGTGGTGTTGAGTTTAGATATTATGATTCCCAGGCAAGAGTTGGTTTCTATGGTTGGGATGAGAATGTAAGTCGTCTTGATGGTGGAACTGGTGGTTATTCATTCCTGTATAATGCAACTAATACCAATGAGATATTTTCTGGTACAGATGCATACATTAAAGCAGGTGCACTTTCACTAACAACTAATACTCCTTCTTCATCTTCCACCACTGGTACACTAGTTGTTACTGGTGGTGTTGGTGTTTCCGAGGACATCTACGTTGGTCAGAATCTTGACGTTACTGGAACAGTTGAAATCGGTGATCAACTCACTGTGTTTGACACTCTGCTAGTCAAAGGAAATAACGAACAGTTTGCAATTCAAACTGGTGCTGGTGCAAATGTCTTCACTGTTGATACTGACAATGGTAACACAGCTGTTCTAGGAACTGTTACAATCCAAGGTCTCACAACTATTGTTGATTCCTTAGTTATCAATGAGGCAGGTAAAGAATTTGCAATTCAAAATGGTTCTGGTGTAGATAAGTTCACTGTCCTGACTGATAATGGCAATACAAATATTCAGGGATACACAACCTTTGCCAGTACAATTGGTCAGGGTGTTCCTGGACAAAGTGGTCTAAACACATTCCATTCTGATACAACATTCTACTCAGATCTTTCTTTAGTTGCTAATGGTGGTAGTCACAACTTCACCATTATCAATGGTAGTGGCACAACTAAATTTATCGTTGATGCAGACGATGGCAATACAGATATTCAAGGCACCCTCGATGTAAATGGTGCTACTACAATCACAAATAGTCTGAGTGTTAGTAACAACTTTGTTGTCAATGGTAATAAATTCCTTGTTGCATCTGCCTCAGGTGATACTACTGTTGCAGGTACATTCCAAGCTGTTGGATTCTCAACCTTTGGTAACAATGTTAGTGTAACTAGTGACTTGAGCGTGGGTGGCAATGTAAATCTGAATGGTTCAACTACAACAATTGGCAACTCCAACACTGATACCCTAACTGCTCCTGGACAGATTAGATTTACTAGCAGTGATACTCAATCGATGAGTGCCACCTATGGGGCAGATGGTGCCGTTAGGATTACTGGTGGTGTTGCAATTGATGATAACCTAGCAATTCAGAATGATCTGTTCGTCTATGGTGACCTGAACATCACTGGTAATCAGGTGATCAATGGTACTACCACATATAATGCACGTATTGATATCACCAACGATTCCCAAGCATCTAGTTTGGGAGATAATAGCGTTGCATTCCAAACAGATGGTGGTGCCGTCGTTAGAAAAAATACATACATCGGTGGTGACTTGCATGTTTATGATGATTCAAATAATAGAGATGCATTCGTTGTTGATAACAGCAATGGCAACGTAGATATCTACGGTGATCTCGATATCCGTTCTGGCAACTTTACTGTTGCAGCTAGTTCTGGTAATACCAACATTGCAGGTACACTGGTAGTTGCTGGTCAAACCACGATCAATGATTCACTCTTCATTGATGCAGCAAACGAAGTCTTTAGAGTCCGTAATGGTTCTGACACCACTGACAGATTCTCAGTTGATACTGATAATGGCAATACACATGTTGATGGCACCCTGAACGTTGATGGTTCAGTCACAATGGGTAGTACCCTAGCACTATCCAACAACTTTACTATTAACTCTAACAGATTTACTGTTGCAGCAAACACTGGTGCTACATCAATTCTGGGTACACTGAATGTCAATAATAATGCCGACATCACTGGAACTCTAGAAGTTGATGGTGCTACAACAATCAACAATACTCTAACTTTGGTTGGTGGTTCATCCAACTTGACAGTTGGTGGTAACGCAGTCATCAGTGGTAATCTGACAGTCAATGGTACGACCACGACTATTTCGTCTACGGTCATCAGCGTTGATGACAAGAACATTGAACTCGGATCTGTTGCTTCTCCCACAGATGTGACGGCCGATGGTGGTGGTCTGACCTTGAAAGGATCGTCAGACAAGACCTTCAATTGGGTAAACTCTACAGATTCTTGGACATCTTCAGAGCACATTGATATTAGTGTTTCTAAATCTCTGAAGCATGGAACTGCAGTTATCCTGAGTCCCACCAAGCAACTTACAAATATTACTGATATTACTGCAACTGGTGATATCTCGTTTGGTGGTGGTAACTTTAGTGTTGCAGCATCAACGGGCAATTGTGTCATCGGTGGCACTCTGAATGTAAATGGCACGATTACCTTGACGGGTCTTTCTGCTGTTACTGGTACATTCACAGGTGCTGTTTCATCTGGTGGCAACTTCTCAGTTGGTGGTACAGCAATGACCGTCAATGCAGCAAGTGGTAATATTGCTACTTCTGGTTCACTGAACGTAACTGGTGCAACCACACTCGCAAGTAGCATGGGTGTTACAGGTAACATCACTGCATCTGGTGACATCGCAGTTAATGGTGGTGATATCACAACCACTACAACTGGGGCATTCAACATTGCTAATAGTAATGCAACCACAATCAATATTGGTGCTGGTGCTGCCTCAATCAATTTTGGTGCTAGCAACTCTACAGTAACGATTAATGATGACCTGTCAATCACTAACAACTTAGTTACTAACGGTACTGCAGATTTCTCAGATGTGACTGCAGTTGGTAATGTTCTGACTGTTAATCCTGGTGTTTCGAGATCTGTCAACATTGGTACACTTTTAAGTCAAGCAACTCTGACTACATATGGTAACGTTACGTTTGGTGTTACTACTGCAAATACAGGTACATTTACAGGTTCTATTGAGTGTGGAACAACTGCTACTGTTGGCACAACTCTGAATGTCAATAATGGAGTTACTGCTGAAAAATATATCTCAACAGTTTCTACTGGCACTGCACCTCTGACTGTTGCTTCCACAACTATAGTCAGTAACTTGAATGCTGACCTACTTGATAATCAACAAGGTTCTTACTATACAGATGCAGATAATCTGAACGCAGGTACAGTTCCTGATGCAAGACTACTGACCACGGGTGTTACTGCAAGCACTTATGGCAGTGGGTCTACTGTTGGTCAATTTACTGTTGATGCTAAAGGTCGTGTGACTGGTGCACAATCTATCACCATTAGTATTGCACAGTCAGCAGTAAGTGGACTTAGTACAGCACTGAACAGTAAGGCAAATACCTCAAGTCTTTCTGCAGTTGCTACCAGTAATGATTATGGTGATCTTACTAATCTACCTACCCTTGGAACTGCTGCAGCAACAGCATCTACTGCTTATGCAACTGCTGCACAGGGAGCACTTGCTGCTTCTGCACTACAAGCAGAGACAATTGATCTTACTACCCTGAAAGCAGAAGTTGCAGCCGCAACTGATTTTGCCGATTTCCAGTCCCGTATCGCTGCTCTCTGATAACCAATGGCACAACCTAATTCAAAAGCTACACTAGTCGAATATTGTAAAAGGAGATTGGGTTCTCCTGTGCTGGAGATCAATGTTGACTCCACTCAGATTGATGACGCTATTGATTATGCATTAGAGAAATTCAGAACTTATAACTACGATGGCATCGAGAAGATGTACATGAAGCATAAGTGGACTGCTGATGATGTAACTAGATTTAAAGCTGATGAGACTGCTGAAAGCAGAACAGTTGATGGTGTAACTTCTGAGTGGACAGCACAGAAAAATTATTTGATCGTTCCTGATGATGTAGTATCAGTATCACAGGTTTGGTCAACCACTGATAAAGGAACAGGAAATATTTTTGATATTAGATATCAAATTCGACTAAATGATTTGTATGATTTCACATCTACCCAGTTCTATCATTATTTCATTATCCAGCAGCATCTAGCAAACATTGATTTCATGCTAGAGCATTTCAAACCTACTAGATTTTCACAGGTAACAAACCGTCTTTATATCGATCTTAGTGCTACTGAAGATGTGATTGAAAACGAGTGGTCAATTATTGAGTGCTACAGATATCTTGATCCTACAGAGCACACAAGAATCTACAATGATATGTGGGTGAAGGATTATTCAACGGCACTAATCAAAAAGTATTGGGGGCAAAACTTAACTAAATTCACTGGGGTACAACTTCCTGGTGGTGTGAGTCTAAACGGTGATAAGATCTATACCGATGCAGTTACTGAACTGAATGCATTGGATGATCAACTACGTGATACATATGAAATGCCACCATTAGACGCAGTGGGTTAATATGGCAACTAACAGTTATTTTACACAGGGAACAGCATCAGAGCAGGGTCTAATTCAAGATCTTGTGGATGAGCAGATCAAAATTTTTGGCAAAGATGTCAAGTATATGCCAAGAACTCTAGTAGATAGGGATAGCATTTTCAATGAAGATGCAATGTCTACCTTCGATAGTGCACATGAAATTGAAGCTTATGTTGCTAACGTTGATGGGTTTACTGGGGATGGTGATCTGTTCTCAAAGTTTGGTGTCAGAATTTCGGATCAGGCAACCTTTATCGTCTCTCGCAGAAGATTTACTGAAGCAGTAGATGATAATGCTACCCTAGTTGTGGAAGGTCGTCCTAATGAAGGAGATTTGATATACTTTCCTTTAGCAAAAAAAATCTTTGAAATCAAATTTGTTGAGCATGAAGCACCGTTCTATCAGTTAAACAACTTGTATGTCTGGGAAATCCGATGCGAACTCTTTGAATACTCTGATGAGGACTTTGAGACGGGTGATGCGACGATTGATGCAATCGAAACGACGTTTGCGAACAGCATTGCAGTCACACTTCAGTCAGGTGGTTCTGGGAACTTTTCTGTTGGTGAGTCTGTATTTACTCGTCTATATTATCCAACAGCAGGAAGCACTCTATCAGGCATTACAGTTGATTCAGTCACTGTTACAGATGGTGGTTTTGGATATACTTCCGCACCTACAGTAGTATTCGGTAGTCCAGGGCAAGTCACTGGCATAGCTAATTCTGCAAGTTTATCTACTATTAGTGGTAATGGTACTGGATCTATTGGAACTGGATACTCCAACGGTACTATCGTTGATACAGAGGCTATAACAGGAAGTGGTGCAGGTTTGAGAATAAGAATATATACCAATGGTTCTGGTTCTGTTTATAGTGCTTCTATTATCTCCTATGAGAGAGGATATGGATATGCTCAAGATGATATTTTAAGAATTGTTGGTGGAAATAATGATGCTTACATAAAAATTACTTCTACTGTCACAGGACCTGGAACTCAAGCAACAGGAACTGCAACTATTTCTGGTAGTGGTCTTGTTACTGCTGTCACAGTAACTAATGCTGGACAAGGATATAGCACAGCACCTGTTGTTGCCTTTAGTAGAAGTCCTGCAGAGAAGACTGGTGAAGTTAAGTCGTGGGATAGTGCAAACAGAAAACTTACAGTTATCAACCGTAGTGGTGATCTAACTGGCACACTTGATGGTGGAACTTCTAACGCTCAGTGGGATGTTGAACAATATTCTACTATCGATAATGCAAGTAGTGATTTTGATCAGAATAAATATATTGAAACAACTGCTGATGGATTCTTAGATTTCACTGAGGGAAATCCATTCGGTGAATTCGGAAATCAAGGGACTAGTCTGTAATGTTAGGCACATATTCATATCACGAAATTTTAAGAAAGACTGTTGTTGGATTTGGAACTTTATTCAACAACATCGAGATCCGTCGTACTTCTGGTTCACGAACCGAAGTTATGAAGGTGCCTCTGGCATATGGTCCTCAGCAAAAGTTCCTGGCGCGTCTAGATCAAGTAGGAGATCTTGAGTCTGATAATGCAGCTCAGATCACACTCCCTCGTATGTCATTTGAAATCAATGGAATTACTTATGATTCTCAAAGAAAAGTAGCACCCACTCAATCAATTCGTGTTGCTGGAGCAACTAAGGGGTCTGTCAAGAAAGTTTTCATGCCCGTGCCATATAATGTGGGGTTTGAACTAGCAATTATTGTCAAGAATCAAGATGATGGTCTACAGATTATTGAGCAGATCTTACCTTTCTTTCAACCACAGTTCAATATTACAATTAATCTAGTTTCTACTATCGGTGAGAAGAGAGATATCCCTGTCATCCTGAACTCAATCTCATATGCTGATGACTATGAGGGTAACTTTGAGAGCAGAAGAGCAATCATTTACACTCTATCATTTACTGCTAAGACATATCTATTTGGTCCTGTTCAGAGTACAGGTACTGGCACCAAACTCATTACATCTGTTGTCACAGATATGTATGATAAGGTGGATACTGTCAATGCACCTAGAAAGGTTCGTTATCAAGTCACTCCTGAATCGAAGGTTGATAGAGATGGTACAGTAATTACAACTCTCAGTTCTTCCATCGATGATAATGATGGTATCATAGCAGTTGCTGATGCTTCAAACATTGCAGTCAAAGATGATATTCAAGTTGGCAACGAAGTCATGCGTGTCAGTGCGATCTCTGGAACTGCATTGACTGTTCTACGTGGACACAATGGAACTACCCCAACCTCACACTTGGGTTCTGCAAACGTCCTGAAGATTGATGCTGCTGATCACCTATTACTTCAGTCTGATGATGACTTTGGATTTGGTGAGATCTTCAGTACATATACCGATATGAAGAAATACGATCCAGATACAGGATCAGACGTAGACATCTAAACTAAATAGTGTACTTGCTAATATAAGCAGTGAAAATACACACAACATTTTAGGGTGCTTGAGCAATAGTCTCAAGCACCCTATTTTGCGTTTTAATTATATTAAAGAATATGAAAGTTGGAATAATTGGTCTTGGTCAACTGGGGGAGAATATCTCTCGTAGATTGATTTCTAATAAGGTCGAAGTCTATGGTTATCGCAGAAATTATCAAAAGGCTTCGGATACATATGACAACAAATATCTTACTGGTGTCAATACTACTATTGAATATCTTGTAAAATCAGTAAAAGAGAGTTGGCTTTATGGTGAGAAATCATGTGATACTTTTGTACAACGTAGTCCTGGAATCTTTCAACTTGCTGTACCTAAGGAATCAATTGATGAGGTGATAGATGAGTTACTACAGTTTTGTAGTGAAGGAGATATTATTATTAATTATTGCAATTGCGATGCTAACGTTAGTAGGAAATGGGCAGAACAATTACCAAAAGTGGGTGTGCAATATATTGATGTCGGTATTGCTGGTGGTATTTCTGGTTTGGACCATGGATACGGTCTTGTGGTTACTGGTGGAAAGTATGCAGTCGATACATGCCGTACAATCTTCGATGCTATCTCAATGGGATATAGACCTTCCAATACCAAAAATGATTATGTAAACTATCCCCAAGATTATGGTTGGATTCATAGAGACTGGTAAAACATATGAGTATTAATGTAGAAGCACCAACCGACGAGAAGGTAGACAAGTGGGGGTTCACTATCAAACCAAAGATTAGTGATGA